CGCCACCTGAGTCGCCGTTGTTTCTTGCAATACGTCCATTGCCACTTGGTGTAAACATCTCGGGTCCGTTTTCACCAACCATATAACTTTTACCACCTGTAACTGGTCCACCACTTGCTCTAAATAGTCCGCTTAGGAATCCACCACCTGGTATAAAACTTAGTAATCCTTTTGCAACAGTTCCAAAGAGACTTCCGCCTCCTCCACCGCCGCCCATCATACCACTTATTATTCTTCCAACTGAACTTGAACTACTTAATGCATCAGTAACCATTTTACCCATAGTTGACTTAAAGAATCCACCAAAGCTACTTAGGTCCATTTTACCTTTGTTTAATGAACTTGAAATAGTATTAACATATCCGTCCATTCCGTGATCCATTGTATTAAGAACTTCAGTATTCATTTGTGCTGTTTGTCTAGTAGTTTCAGTTTTCATTCTAACAAACTCATCAATGATTGCATCAACCATATCTGGAACAATTGAGTGATCAACTGCTTCATCTTTTGTTTTACTAAACACACCTAATACACTGTCTTTCCATTTAGACATTTTCTTTTTAGTTGAATCAACCATGTCACCTAACTTACCAGTGATAGCTTCTTTCATCTTCTTAACTTCTTCTGGTATTGCTTTAATCTTTTCAACTAAATCAACAAAGAAAGTAACAAGCCCTTCAATAGCTTTACCGGCAGTTTCAAAGCCGTCTTTTAATAATGGTATTGATTTTTCTACTAATGGTGCAATTGCTTCAGCAACTGTGCCTAACACTTCAAATATGTTTTTTAACATTGGCCAAAGTATGTCACTTATTACTGTGCCAACTAAACTTAATACTGGTTTAAGTGTTTCAAATGCATCTGTTACACCATCAATTATATCTGGCATTTTAGCCATTAACTTTTCTGCTAGTTCAACTAACACTGGTAGTATTGGTGTAATAGCATCAGTCATTAACTGACCCATACCTTCTTTTAATCTACCTACAGTATCATTAAACTTCTCTGCGTTTTCGGCTGCACTTAAATCTACAATGTTTGTGTTTGCTGCAACATCATCAAGTGTAGCTTGTAAGTCTTCTGCAGTTGTGTTGATACTTGCAAACTGTTCTTGAATCAATGGACCTGCTCGTCCACCAACAACTTTTGCAAAGTCTTCTGTTGTAATTGTGCCTTCATTTAAGGCATTCATCATTGCTTGTAGCAGTTCAGGACCTGATTTTAATTCACCATTTGAAGTTTTAATTGAGTCACCTAGTTTATCAGTAACTGCGGCAAATGATTTTTGTCCTTCTGTTCCTGCTTTAAGTCTTGAATTCGTTTGAAGCATAGCTCTATCAAATGTAGCAGCATCAATACCTGCTTCATTCATAGCTTGCTTCATTACTTGGAAGCCTTGGAAAGCTTCATTGGATCCTGCCGCACCTGCAGCCCTGGCACTTTTTGCTAAACTATCAAAGTTATCAATAGTAGTTTGTATTCCCTTAACCACACCAAATGCCGCAAGGGCCGTTCCTGCAACACCAAGTGCTGCTTTGAACTTATTTGATTTTGCTGTTAAGCCATCTAGACCGCCACCAACACTGCCAATAGCACCTTTGGTATTATCCTTTGCAGTAATATCTATATTATAATTGTTACTCATAGTTTAATTCCTTATCAATTACTTTTTTGATTCTTTATAGTGTAATACTGCGTCCAACCTCTCAACTCTGTTGTAGAGATATTGTTCATGATCCACTCTGCACTGCGTCCTAATTGTTCAGCTAAGAAAAAGATGAAATACAGATCTTTTTCTTTTACTGCTTTCCCACGTCTTCGTCTTTGATCTCTTGGTTCATTTCACCAACAACTCTAATAATAATATTAGGGTCTACTTCATTCATTAAACGTGTCTTTGACGCATGTGTAAATAATCTCTTTCCATCTTTATCCAATGATCTAACTATTAGTGTTTCAATCATTGCTTCAACCATTTTACCATCGTTGCTTAGTTGAATAATCTTTTCTTGTTGTGCAAATGTAAATGCTGGCTTGAACCAAATAGTTGCACTCCATTCAGGGACTTCAATACTTAGTAGTCCACCTGAAAGTTGATCTTTGAAATGCGCCGTAGCGTTTTCCATAATATTAAATTTATCAGTCATAACTGTTTCTCCTTGTTAGTTATTTTTTTGTTTGCTTAAATGCATTGTCAACAATACCTTTAGGCTCTTGTCTTGACCAGCCATCATCTAAGATACTAGCATAGCCAACTGCGTTAGTAAGAATCCTCTTACTTAATCCGCTTCCAATCTTTAAGTCACCTACTTTAGACCAAGCCTTTCTCGCTGCACCTGTTCTAATTGGGGTTCTAACTCTTAGATTGCTCGTAAAATTAGTAACAAACTTGTCAAAGTCTTTTTGCATTTCTGTTTTCATATTTCTTATTGTATTATTCTTTGCCATTGTTTGTTCCTTTTGTAAAGTAAATAGGCTGGTTGCCCAGCCCATTCATTAACTAGATGCTCTTCCGAGGTCTCCAGTTCCAGTAAAGTTAACTGTTGCTTGAACAACATCAGCTGTTTCACCAGTCATTTCAAAGCTAGTAATAATAATATCACCGCTTAAATTTGCGCCTGATCCTTCTGGGTAAAGAATCATCTGAATGTAATCTGCTGATCCGTCACCAACGCCGGGACGCAAGTAAGTTGTAGATATATCTTGTTTATTGTAGATAAGATCTAAACTTCCTTCCCAACTCTTCAGAGTAGCAACATGCGTTCTGCTTGACGTTGTGCCTGTTCCAAAGCTAGTTGTTTCTGCTGTTTCAGCCGTCTCAGTTAAAGAATAAGATGTGATTTGCGCCACATCCGCTGCTTCAAGACTTAGGACACCTGATTTACCTTTTATCGCCATTATATTTCTCCTAAATAATGATTATTAAATAGTATATACATATGATACTGTAAACACTACTCTGCTTGAGCTATATGGACTCATGTCACCCGCTTCAAGCTGTTCTATTCTCGTAAGAGAACAATCTTTTGCCTTACCACCTAATGTTCTATCTACATTAACAGTGTCTTCCATAGCCTTGATAGCAACATTAAGTTGGGTATTTCGTTTCTTGCCTGATATTACTACCACACAATCAACTTCCATAACTCCCTCTCTGATGTGTTCTACACCAAATGCTAAATCTTCTCTATCTTCATCACTTGCTTCTATATAGACAGCCGGAAAAGCAGTGCGTGGTAGTTCCTCAGGAATGATTGGATCCCTGACTACTCTACCAAACTTTACTGTGCGTTGCTTCTTAAATAAATCAACAAGCTCTACACATATGCTTTCTCTATCGCTTACCGTAGCCATTATCTGTATAACCTAGTTTGAGCGTATTTGTATGTTTCAGCGTCAGTAACACTTCCGTCACCATCGTCGTCATACTTTATACCCAATGCGAATTGCATATCTAATTCATCCTTCAAACGGTCCTGATAGAACTTAATTTGTTCAATGAATGTATCTTCAACTCTAAAGGTAGACATTTTTGGAAGCACATAAGCAACCAATGTCTGATATACAGTAGCCTTAGTCCACTGTGCGCCAGTTAATTTAGATGCATCAAAGTCTTTGTTACCCTTTACTTGATCATACCACTTAACTTCAATCTTGTTTTTGATATCAGTTTCAGCTAATGCAAGTTCTGAATCCCAATCCTCTGTGTCACCTTCATATACTTCTGGTGCATAAAAGTTTAAGTTTTCTGCTGTTGCGTAAGACAATTTATTTCTCCTATTAAAATAACTAGGGGATTAGCTCCCCTAGTTTTAGTGTTTACTTCTTATGCTGCTGTAATTACAACACCACGCTTTTCGTCTATGACTGCTGCGCCCTGGTAAAGTGAACCTACGATGTCTACACCTAATTTAGTTGGTGCTTCAGTAACCGTAATCTTCATTGGAGAGAACTGTGCTTGTCTGGCACAATCTGCACCAAATACAACACCGTTTGTTGCTGCATGTGAGCTTTGGAATAATTGAATTCCTGCTGCTGAACCTACAAAACCGTTTCTTAAAGCTTCACCCTGGTAGTCACCACCGGCAAAGTTTGCACCTGCAACTGTTGTCATCAACTGATGCGCCATTGCTGGTGTAACGATACCATATAGTTGGCCTGTTTCGCCTCTATCTCTGATTGCCTCAACTGCTTCAAACAATTTGTCCATTGTTAAAGCGCCGCCTGTTGCAATTGCAGTGTTGTCGTCCATTGCCAATAGTGCTGTCATAACGTCAGCATCATATGCCGCCGAAATAGCTTGACCAATGTGCGTTCCTAGATTGTTTGCGTCTGGTGAACCAATGTCTCTCATAACCGCTCTTGCGCCATATGTTGATGCAACAATGTTTGTTCCTGCTGCAGTGATTGTAGATAATGATAGTTCTTCATTAGCCAAATCTGCACCTGCTGCCGGATTATCAACAGTAACAGTGCCACTCATTAGTGGAACTTGTGCTGAAGTTGATCCTGCTGGAACTGAAATTGTTGGAATTAATTGTCCTGATAAGAACAATGATTTTTCAAATGCCGCATAAATTGCCGCGGCCTGCGTTGGGACTACTAGTCCCGATAGCGTTGAATACGCTGATGATGTGTTAGCCATTTTAATTTCTCCTAATAATGGTTATTAATTAAACCTTGCCCGCCAGCTTCATCTTTTTATAGATTTCTCTGTGCTCAGCTCGGCTTAAGTCAAGTTGTGCAATATCCAAACTCTGTGGATCTGCGTTATTTGTATTACCCGTAGAGCCTGCACCACTAGGTCCGGCACTTTTGAAATACGTGTTACCTGATAGGAACTCCTCAACTAGATTAGCTACTGACATTGGATCAGCTGAATCCGTATATCTTTGTTTACCTTCAGCATCAGTAACTATTACATTACCGTCTGAGTCTAGTGTAATGTTCTTTCTCAGTAATTGAGCTACATGATCAGGTGCAACACTTTTAGCTTTAGATGCCGCATCAATTAATGCTCCATCAATTTTGATACTCTCAAGTTCAGTTCTAAGTCTAGTGATTTCACTATCTGACTTTTCTTTCTGCTTCTTAAGAACACCCTGAAAGTCTTCCTTCTTGATCAGTGTCTCTTCCTCAACTTGCTCTTTCAAGCTCTTGAGTGCGTTGTATTCATTCAAATCAACATTTTCAAACTTCTTGTTAACTTGGGCAATACGCTTGCCAATAAGATCATTTACTTCTTCTTGTGTAAAAGTCTTAGAGGCTTCAACCTGGGAGTCTGTATTTTGGCCTGTTGCTGTATCCCCAGTGTCTACAGTTTCAGTTTGTGTTTCCACACCATGATTATCAATTGTCATGTCAATATTCCTTTATTAAGTTTAGGGTTGGATACTAAAGTATCAAACTTGTTTATAGCTTTATTTATCCTTTTATTATTCCTCTACGGGCACCCAATAGTGTCTGCAATTGTATCCGCCTCTTACAACAAACGGATCGCCTGGTTCTTTACCAGCCCAGCCACTACCATCCCATAGATTTTGTATATCTTCGGCATTCATAATACTGCCTACCATTGATACACAAAAGGGTCTACTTGTTGCCATAACGCCACCTACATATTCAAAGTTCTCAACACCATTTCGTGTTGCTTGAGCTTTTGCATAAGTGCCATTAAAGCTACCTACAACGTTATCTACACCAGTGCTTAACTTGACAGCAATTGAACCTGCTGTGTTAACACTTCCTGGTAGCTTACGCTTTAGTTTGTTTGTTGCTTGTGTGACAACTGCCGCACTTGCACCATCCTTTACTAGTTTGCGTAAATTACGTTGATCGCGTCTTACATCTGGATCTGTTGAATCCATA